AAGAAAATTAAGTTATGACCTTAAACTTATGGGTCAATGTGCTATGCAAGTAATCTATTCTAAAGACAGAAAAAAGATTGCACAAATAGAACACATACCAGTAGAAACATTAAGAGCTGAAAAATGTAATGAAGATGGCGATATTCCTGCTTACTATTATTTTAAAGACTGGGCTAAACTAAAACCAAGTGACAAGCCATTAAGAATACCAGCTTATGGAATGTCAAAAGAAAACATTGAAATATATTACATAAAGCCATACAAGTCTGGATTTTATTACTATGCACCAGTAGATTATCAAGGTGGAATACAATATGCAGAATTAGAAGAAGAAATTTCTAATTATCACTTAAACAACATAATGAATGGATTAAGTCCTTCAATGTTAATCAACTTTAATAACGGTACGCCTAATCCACAAGAAAGGGAACTTATAGAAGCAAGAATTGCACAAAAGTTTTCAGGTAGTTCTAATGCAGGTAAATTTATTTTAAGTTTTAATGACAATAAAGATGCACAAGCTGAAATAACACCAGTACAATTATCAGACGCACATAATCAATATCAATTCCTTTCTGACGAATCACAAAGTAAAGTATTAGTAGCTCATAGAGTTGTTAGTCCTATGTTATTAGGTATAAAAGACAATACAGGATTAGGTAATAATGCAGATGAAATAAAGACTGCTTCCTTACTTATGGATAATACTGTTATAAGACCGTTTCAGGAACTTTTAATAGATTGCTTTGACCACATATTAGCTTATAATAATATTGCCTTAAACCTATACTTTATTACGTTACAGCCATTAGAATTTACTGATGTTGACAGAAGCGTACAAAGTGATGAAGATATAGAAGAAGAAACAGGAGTTAAAATGTCTGTTGAATTAAAAGAAGTAGATGGTTACGAAGTTTACGAAACTAAAGAAGAAGCAGAAGAACAAGCAGAAAAAATGGGATGTTCTGGTCATCACGAACACAAAGAAGGAGACAAGGTATGGTATATGCCTTGCGAATCACACGATGAAATAGACTTAAAGAAACCTTGTCAAGCTGGTTACGAACAATACGGAATGAAAGTAAAAGGTGGTCGTTTAGTACCTAATTGTATTCCTATTAAAATGTCAGACGAACAAGGGGATGCAATTTTAGAACATTTAAAAGGAGAAGTTATAAACGATGAATGGGCTATTACAGATGTTAGAGATGTTGACGAAGAAAATATTTCAAATGATGAATGGGTTAATGCAAGTATAGTGAATAAAGAAACAACTTTAGAAAAAATAAAAAAATTAGTTGGTTTAGCAGATGAAATAAAATCCAAAAAAAAAGGTAGTTCATATAGTGATTTAGATTCTAAAAATTATAAAATAAGATATCAATACTATAAAAAATCAAGTGCAAAGTCTATACAAAAAGATGCAGACGGTAAAAGAAAAAGCACATATAAAACAAGAAAGTTTTGTGAAAAAATGATGCAATTATCTAAAAGTGGTGTTGTATATACAATAGAAGATATTGATAAAGCAAGTAGAGCTGGAGTAAATGGAGATTTTGCTCCTAAAGGAAAAAAAACATATGATTTATTTAAGTACAAAGGAGGGTGTTATTGTAGACACGCTTTTAAGCAAATTTTGTATCGTAGAAAAAAAGGTGCAGATGTAAGCGAAAACCTAAAAAATTATAGAAGAACTGGAGATATACCTTCTACATATAAACGTAATCCGTGGGGAAGTAAAGAAGCTAAAAAAGCAACATTTGATTTACCTAATCACGGCTCATTAAAATATACTTACTAATGGCAACAGCATTATTTATAAATAGAACAGACCTTGTTAGAAATTCCATATTAGATGGGAATGTAGATACTGATAAATTTATACAGTTTATTAAAGTAGCTCAAGAAATAGATATACAAAACTATACAGGAACAGACTTATATAATAAAATATCAACATTAATAGCTAATGGCGAAATTGATGACGTTGCTAATGCTAAATACAAAACATTACTAAACACATATTTACAACCAATGTTAATCTGGGCAGCTCAAGTATATTATATTCCTTTTGCAGCGTATTCTATAAAAAACGGTGGAGTGTTTAAGCATAGGTCAGAAACAAGCGAAACAGTAAGTAAAAACGAAGTAGATTATTTAGTAGATAAAGCAAGAGAATTTATGGAATATTATTCAAGACGCTTTATAGATTTTATGTCATTTAACCAGTCAGATTATCCTGAATATACAAGTAATACAAACGATGATATATACCCTGATTATGATGCTTTATTTAATGGATGGGTATTATGAGATATAAACCAAAACAAAAAAATATAGAAAAACTAAAGACGTTTTTAAAAAAACAAGAAAATAAAAATAAAAAATATGGCAAGTCTATTTAACACAAGAATATCAGATACTTATTCAGGTTTAATAAAAACTATTGATAATGCTGCTTTAACTGCAAGTCTAAAAGAACTAACAGATGGTTCAGGTTTATCTTCTGGAGTGTATATGAATACTGCAGGAGATTTTAAAGTTACTGCTATATTAGAATTTGGTTCTTTAAAAGATACAGGAGAAAATATAATCATAAGTAAGTTTGTAGATGCTGCAGATGGTATAGGAAATAACGACAACGATACAACAATTCCTACTACTGCTGCAATTATAGATTATGTAGCTGCTCAAATTACAATAGAAGATTTAGATTTTACAGGCGATACAGGTTCTGGTCAAATAGATTTAGATTCACAAATATTTGCAATAGGTGGAACTACTAATGAAATAACTACCGTAGCTTCTGGTCAATCATTAACATTATCTTTAGATTCTACAGGTGTTAATTTACCTGACAATTCAACTGCTATTACACAAACTGCAGGAGATAATTCAACTAAAATAGCTACAACATCTTATGTAGATACTTTAGATGCTGCAAGTGATTTAGATTTTAGTGGAGATAGTGGAACTGGCGATGTTAATTTAAACACACAAACATTCGCAGTAACAGGAACAGCTAATCAAATAGAATCAACTGCTTCTAATCAAGGATTAAGTTTACAATTCCCAAGTGCAGGTATTACATTACCAAATGGTTCTGTAGCTACAACTCAAAGTGCAGGAGATAACAGTACAAAGGTAGCAACAACTTCTTACGTTGATACACTTGATGCAGCTTCTGATTTAGATATAACAGATGGAACAAATACAGGAGATGTAAACCTAAACACTCAATCATTAAGTATTTTAGGAACAACAAACGAAATAGATAGCGTTGTAAGTGGTCAAAGCGTTACTTTAGGGCTGCCTAATCAAATTAATGTAAACGTACAAGGTAATCTAACAGGAAACGTAACAGGAGACGTTACAGGCGATTTAACAGGTAATTCAGCAGGAACTCATACAGGAGCAGTTATAGGAAATGTAACAGGAAATGTTACTGGAGATGTGACAGGAGACCTAACAGGTAATGCAGATACAGCTACAGCTTGGGAAACTGCAAGAGATTTATCTTTAACAGGTCAAGCAACAGGAACAATATCAAGTGTTGATGGTACTAATAATGTAAGTGGTGCTGTAACTTTAGATAACAATTCAGTAACAGGTAAAGTATTAACAGGATTAACTTCGCCTTCTGCAAGTTCTGTTTTAGCTACAGATACAATAGTAGAAGGATTTGGTAAACTACAATCACAAATAAACGGATTAGCAGGTGGTTTAAGATTTATAGGTTCTTGGGATGCAGATACTAATTCGCCAGTATTAAGTGATGGTGGTGGAGAAGCTGCAAACGGAACAACAACTTCTACAACTGCAAACAAATTAGTAGATAGTTCTGCTTCTTTTACAAGTACAGTAACAGTAGGCGACCAAGTAGTAAACCAAGTAGATGGTCAAACTGCATTAGTATCTAACGTAGATAGCGATACAACTCTTTCTTTAGATAATGATATAATGCTAACAGGAGAAGCCTATACAATAGATAATAGTCCTTTTATAACACAAGGTCATTATTACGTTGTAAGTGTAGGAGGTGCTACAAGTTTAAATGGCGTTTCAAACTGGACTGTAGGAGATTGGGTTATTGCAGGAGCAAATAATCAATGGACTAAATTAGACCATAGCCAAGTTGACGGAACAGGAACTACAGGAAACTTAACTAAATGGTCATCAACAAGTGTAATAGCAGATTCTATAGTTTCTGAATCAGGAAGTGCAATAACAGTAGATGGTTCATTAAGTACAAATACTAATTTAAGTTCAACAGGAGACTTTGCAGTAAACACAGATAAATTTACAGTAGCTTCAGCAAGTGGTAATACTGCCTTTGCAGGAGATTTAGCAATTAATACAGACAAGTTTACAGTAGATGCTACAAATGGTAATACTTTAATTGCAGGAGATTTAGATGTTGATGGAACAAACTCAAATTTTGCAGGAGAAATTGATGCTAACGGAGAAATCAGAAGTTATTATAACGGAGCAAATTATGCTCGTTTATTAAGTGGTACAGATGGTGGTTCCGTTTCAGGTTTTAATAGTTCTGGTGGTAGTTTTATAATTAGAGACCATAGTTACTCACAAATAGTTTCAGATGGTAATTTTGGTATTGGTATAGGTGGTGCATCTGCTATACAAAAAGTTCACATACAAGGAACAGGAACAACTTATATGCACATCGGAAACGATACAACAGGTTCACTTGCTACTGATGGTGCTGATATAGGTTTTTTCACAGGACAATCTGATTTACAAATACTTAATAGAGAATCAGCATCTGTAATAATATCTACTAATGACACACCTGCTTTAACATTAGATTCATCACAAAACGCAACTTTTGCAGGAAATATTTTATTTGCTACTGATGGAACTTATGATATTGGTTCAACTTCAGGAAGTCGACCAAGAAATGTAGTAGTTTCAAATTCAATAGCAATCAATACAAGTACAGGAGCAGCAGGAACTTTAAATGTTGCAAGTACAGGAACTTTTGGAGGAAATGTAAAATCAAATACTGGTTTATTCTGTACAACTTTAACTAATGCAGAGCCTTTTATGGCACTACAAAGAAATAGTGGCAGTAATGGTGTTGGTGTTGTAAGGTTATTAGATGGTGGCGATTTAATATTTGATACAGGTGCTACAGGAGCAGGTCAAACAACAAGATTAACTATATCTGGTTCTGGAAACTCAACTTTTGCAGGACAGGTTTCTGTTGCTTTTTCAAACCCAGATGTCAGTGGTATTCAGCTTCAAGCTACAACAGGTACTAATGCAGCAGCAATAATGATAACCAACACAGGAGGAAATTTTTATATAGGTAAAGACAAGAGTGATGGAAGTAGAATAAGTGGAACTGCTTATGCCAATGCTATATGGGCTGAAAATGCTAATCCTTTAGTTTTTGGGGTTAGTAATTCAGAAAAAATGCGTATAGCAGACACCCTTATAACATTTCCAACTGTAACAGAATTAAGAGGAGATATTGGCTCTAATAAATTTGCTATTGGAAATATGGGGGATGCATCAAGTCAAATGATGGTTTCAAGTAGAGGATTTATAACATTTAACGTAAGTAATACAGGTTCAGCTAAAGATGCTACAGAAAGAATGCGTATAGACAGTTCTGGAAACGTAGGAATAGGAGTAACGCCATATTCACATTATACAGGATATAACTCATTAGATATTGGTAATTCAACGGCTTTAATATCTAACAGTACAGGTACAAACGTAACTAATTTATT